TTCTCCATCCTTTTCAAAACTTTGAGGATTTCTTTTAAGATTTCATGAGTTGTCATAATATCACACACAAATAACATTTCCAAGACCTGCAACTAGTGGGTCATCTTGAGACACCAAGAGGTAAAAATTCTCTTATCCAATATGGAATACCTGCTGCAGCATCTCCGAATGCTTCAGGGTTAGGAACCATAGTTCTTGATTGACTTGCAAAAGTTCGCAACTGTCCAGCCGTATTCATGGTTTCAGCCTCCTGTCCAGATTGTGAGACAAAATATTGTGTTAAATTTTGACCAGAGATCATAATTTCCGGTCTTGCACCGCCCCAAGTATATAGTGGAGAATATTGACCTGCTAAATCAGCTACATTTGGTAATGACCTGCCTTGTGCTGAAATCTGCATAGTTTGAGATTGTGCAAACTCTCTAAGCAATCCTATACCGTATTTTACCTTTGAAATCTTCTTTTCTGCAAAAGACATATAGAAACTACAACGCGATCTACTAACATAAGGATAAGAATCAACTTCTCCTAAATGATACACTAAATTAACATAAACATGAGGATGATAAAAAGGAAAATTTGATTGAGTTGCTAAGAAATCCTGTGGAAATTCTCTTTGGATCAGGAATCCTTCTTGCACTGGTGCCGAGCGTGTCCTACCATTAATAATTGCTTTATACAATACATTTTCATTTGAAGCATTAGGGGTTGCTAATGGTAATCCATCAACAGTCATATTAGTCAATATTAAAGGAGTAGGTGTTACAATAAATTCTATTACACCATCAAATGATGCAACCGGACTAACTCCAATTTGAGATGGCAGATGATCCCAAAAGAAATCCATTTTCAACATATTTCTTTGCATACCCGATTTCAAATTAATTTTTTGACTAACAACTTTTACTGCATCCTGAGCGTTTTCAAACACTAAATCGCTAGTTAAATCTTCACGGACTTCAATAATTGGCATTACTTTCTCCTCCTTGACTTCTTTTTCTTTGATGCAACTTTCTTTTTGTATGCAGGGGTTTTCTTATATGCAGCCCAACCTTTCTTGAATCCCATCTTAGCAAATTTTCTAGGAAGACCGCCGCCTTTTTTTCTTTTAGATTTAGATTTAGTTGGCATCGAAGCAACAACCTCTTGAACATCTTGTACGTTACCACCAGTAGCAACAACAGTCTCACCGGCTCTCATAAAGATTTCAAATGCTGGACTTCCTTGGATCATGTATGCTTGGTATGCAGGAATAGCAATCATATCAACAGGCAACACAGTTGTACTGTCTGCTAGGTACCATCCTGCTATGCCCCCTCCTGCTGCACCAATAGGGCCACCTACGGCAAAACCCAACACTGCACCTTCTGCCGCACTTACAACAGGATTATCAAGAACTTCATCAACTACAGAAGCGCCAACACCTGCAAGAAATTTCTTGCCTGCAGGAGTATTAACTATACTTTTTACTGCTTTACCTGTTGCCATCTAAAGACCTCCTCAAAGGTCTTGTGCCTGTGTTAGCATGTCCTGAAGTTCTGTTTTAGTGATTTTACGTGGTTCTGCAATCATCATTATATCAATTTCAATAGTGTTACCAGCGTATTTACCACAATTACTAGCAGCTACACCAATCAATAAATCGGTGACTAATGTATAACCATCAGGGTGCAGATCGTAAACTCCACGGAAACGCTCTTGATTTTCCCATAGTTGTGAATTACCTGCATTAGTTTCTCTAGTAGTTGACATTGTGTAATTATTAAGGGGTAGTAGCAAACACTTGAATATTAGCAAATGACGTAGTATCAGGACACAAAACAGGATCAAAAACACAAGTTTCGGTGAAGCCTGTTGTTCTTAGTTGATATGTTATTTCTTTAACAGTGAGTCCTTGCTCGTTAACTACTGAAACATAATCACTCAAATCTAGTCTACCGTATACTACTGGAAGATCTCCAGCACCATTAAGTGTAAATTGCAATCTGTCTCTTAGAACTATGTCGTTATCTCTTTTAGCCATGAACCTATCATGATAGGAAGAGGTTTATTATGTTACTCATGCACTCGTTCGCTATACGCCTATGCTCTACGCTAGGGATTTTTTACTAAAATCGCAACACCTAGCGGCAAAACTAGATCTATTCTACATTCATTACCAATGAAACTATAAGGAAACGCCATCTAGGACATTCATGGACGCAAAAGAATGGTCAAAAATGGCCGATAAAGTAGCCCAAGTTAGGACAAGATTGTACAAAGTGCAAGAGGACCATGAGGAATTTGATACAGAAGTATATGCCGAAGTCGCATTTATCAGAAGAATGCTACTTCTAACCTTAGAAAGTATTGACAAATTAGCAAAATGGGATGACAAAGGGTGGATGAAATGAATTTTGTATTAAAACAACAATTATTTTTATTGCGTTGTGCTGTTGCCAATTCGATTGATAAGAATCCTAATGTTAATCATATTACAATGAATGAGATTTTGCAATGGATTGATGATATTATGGAGGAGATGGAACAATGAGTCGCCCTAGATCTACTGACCCAAGCGTCGCATTGTCAATTGCTATCCCCCAGTCTTTGAAGACTAAACTTGACCAGTTACTAGATTACAAACAATCCCGTTCATTGTGGGTATGTGGAGCAATAAAAGCAAAACTTGCACACTTGAAAGAGCAAAAAGAGTTAGAAAAGAAATTTGACTATACATCAATATCATCAATGCAATTAATTGGAATGTTGCATGCAAGAAATATAATTCAAGATGACGCAGTTACATTGCTAGCGACGCGAGTTGTGGAAATTGAAGAACTACAATAAGATACAGTAATCTTTCACACCAAACGATCCGTTCGTTCTGTTCTTTGTCAATGGGTGCTATTGCTTCCACTTTTTCTCCATCCTTTTCAAAACTTTGAGGATTTCTTTTAAGATTTCATGAGTTGTCATAATATCACACACAAATAACATTTCCAAGACCTG